GAACATTGCTTGCGGAAGCGCGAAGCGTGCTTGTTCAGGAGCGATGCCATTATCTATAAGTTCTCTATACAAGTCAAAAGAATATCTACAAAGATTTTGCATTTGTTCATCATAGAATTCAACTTTCTTTTTGTCTTCCATAAAATTTTCGCTACCCTGTTTTGCACCACCGAGTGGCTGTGTTCTCCAGTGCGGAATATAAAAGGTTGGATCATCTTTCACATAACGACGAGACACCTCGTTTTCTGTGAGTCCAACTTTGTGCTTGAACAACTGCGTGCGAATCGACACGGGAGCCTTGACACGAAGAGTAATCTGCGGGTGGGAGAATGGAGTCCAGTGCTTGTGCTTGGCAAGATACCGAATCAACTTTTCATCTTTTTCGTCAAGTTTTTGGATCATATCTGAAGTGAAGTGACACTCAGATTCCTTTAGACGATTCTCAGCCTCAACATCAATCGTCCACTGTGATTCTTTGTTAAATGAGACTCTGGCAGCGTTTACCACTGTAAGATCAGATCCCATATAATCAATTAGATCAACTTTTCCTTCACCAATTACATACATTCGGATTTACCACATCTCATAAAATTAACAATTGTCCATAAAATTTTACTAATCATCGGACCAATCCTTCCTTCCAAAACTCATCTGTGAGTTCATATTGTTTGTCCTCGGCTTCACTCTCACCATCGTCATCCCACTCACCACGCTCCCACTGCCAAACGTGAATAAGTTCGTGCATCAGTGTTGCGACGAAATCACGAAGATATTGGTCGGTGGCTACACTAATAACATAAAAATTTTCGTCTTGCTTGTATGATTCACCCCAACAGTTCAATGTTTTGTAATCAGTTAGATCAATCTTAATTGTCGTGTCGGGATTCTGCATGTGGTACTTGTCTAGAAACCAATCTGTTGCCACCTCAACAATTTGTCGATGAAGAATCGTGTGGTCAACATTATAGATTCCATGTTCAATATTTGTTTTCATGTCATTTATCACGATATTTTTTTCCATTGATTTAATGCTGCTTGAGCAAGGATGCCAGTATAAGTGTGTTCATCAATATATTCAACAATATTATCACTGGTATTTCCAGATAAAATCATTTCATTGATGTCTTTGTGTTCAAGGCGATCAGGAATAAAAACTGTTTGTTCGTCTTCGATCAAACCTCTAAGCATGTTAACGATTTCAACACTACGAGGCTCATTGTCCATGACAAATACAACGTTTGATTGAGACAACTTTTCGGGTAGTCTCACAGATCTAGAAGCACCGACCATCGCAATCGCATTAGGAAGAAACATTGAATCAAACGGACCCTCGGTGACATAAATGGTTTCATTTGCATTTACTTTATGAAGGTTGTAAAAAAGTCTTTCATGACCCTCCGCTTTGATTGTGATGTAACGTAAACCGCCATTCGAAAGAGATCTACCCTGCACACCGATGATGTTTCCGTTTTCGTCATGAAAAGGAATCACGATTCTAGGCTCCTTTTCAAGATGAATTTTTTTATTGATTTGTTTTGCCACGGAGCCAAAGTCATCTGTGTAAAAGAGATCATCCATTTTTTCTTGCGGCATCATTCTATTTTCCAAATATGCTCTCGCATGATGGCATTTATCTAATGACGTAATTTTACAAACACCCGCAAGTGCCTCTGACTTTACTGAAACTTTTTGTAGTTTTTGGTTTACGCCAGTTGATGTAATACCAGAAATATTTGAGTTTCCATTTTTTTCCTTCAACCACTCGATTCTAAACTCCGAGTGAAGTGCTGGACTAACTTGCTCAAGAAGTCTCGACAAGGACATCGCTGCACCACAGTTGTGGCACTTGTAATAATAGCGACCAGATCTTTCGTAGAAAAACCCACGCTTTTTATTAGGATTCTTCTTTGAGTCACCACACAACGGACATCTACAGTTAGCCAGTGTTGCTCTCTGCCAGCCAAACTTATCCAATTGTGGTGAAAGAAGATTTATAAATTTTTTGTCAATGTAGACGGTCATTTCGTGACTTCTTCACGCTCTCACGAAGAACCTTTCGGCTGCCAGAACGTTTCCAGTCATCAGCCCATCTACGCCACTCGTCCAACTCTTCACGATCCATGCCGCGAAGATGATTACGAGAGTCTTTGAATGGGTCATACCTACGATTATTTTTTCTTTCAGACATCTTCAAACCTCAATTCGTTAAACTTTTTTCTAGAACCACGAAACTTTTCATCGAAGTTCTTTCCATCATAACCAGCAGAGTCTACCAAGACATCTGCCTCTTGTCCAGCATTTTGTAGATTGATATCAGAGTTACTAACATCAAATAACTTCATCTTTCCTCTATTTATCCCAACGACAAACTTTCGATTTGTCGCAACATCATTATATCGATTTTTCAATTGTTTTACCATAATTTTGCCTTGTTCCTCCAACTCCTCGGTGGAGATAAGACCAAACATCAGGTCAGCAGTCGCAGGCAAACCGAAAGATTCAGAGGTGTCCTCCAAGCCAAAGTCATTAGACGCAAAGCCAGTTCGGTTCGTCTGTGTGGCTGTAAAGATCGGGACATCCCACTCCACCGCCAGACCACGGAGTTCTTCTGCAATCGACTTGATATACATGTAAGAGTTTGTGTTGGCTCCAGCCTTAAATCTAGCCGAGGAACAAATGTTCAAATAATCAATGAAGATTACATCAGGCTTAAAATTTTTCTTAAGTTTCAACTCTTCAAGCAAGTGTCTAAAATGATTAACATTTGCAGTCGCGGTAGGATACTCCTTTACCACCATCGTTGATTTGATATCTTTTGTTATTCTTCCCAACTTTTTATCATAACTTACTTTTGGCAGATGACGGAGATCATCCATTGTTATATCCATTAGGTTTGCATCGATTCTCTCTGCAATTCTTTCCTCCGCCATCTCACAAGTAATGTAAAGAACGTTCAAATTAGATGCGTAACAAGAGGCTGCATGATGACACATGAACAGCGACTTGCCTACACCCGTCCCTGCAAGAATCACATTCAAAGTTTTGTTGGGAACACCGCCATTTGTTATCTGATTAAACAAGTCAAGATCAAACGGAGTTTTGTGTTCTACTTTATGGTAGAAGTCATACCGCTCATCAGAATCAACAATGTAGTCGTGTCCAATTTGTTCATCAAAGGACACAGCCAAAGCGTCAGACAAAATATTTGGAATGGCATTTTTTGTTTCATTCTTTGACTTTCCGTCAATAATTTCAATGGAGCGAATAATCGCATTGTAAACCGCTTTATCTTTACAAAACTTTTCAGTTTGATCATACAGCCAATCTTTATCGATATCGGCAGACGGCTCAGTGATGGTCTTGATGATAATTGTGCAATCTTTATATCCTTGCTCACTAAGCCCGCCTCGATTTTCAAGAGCGATGCTGAGTGAGTCGGAGTTCGGGGGTCTATTATACTTGTGAATATGATCACGAATAAGTGTAAAAATTACCCGTTCGTTTCTATCTTTAAAATATTCTTCATCAAGAAATGGCACAACCCTGCGAGTGTAATCGTCAGTCTGTACCAAGTTCCGTAGAATTATTGTCTCTATCGTTTCCATCATCAATACCTTCACTCAAATGATTATCCAACAAGTTAACCAGAATATTACCCGCAATTTGTTTGAAATCTTTTTCATCTTTAATTAAATCGATTCCATTGAACACATAGTAGTTAAATGATAACTTTAGTTGTTCATCTTCCATTTCATTGAAATCTACCTCTCCATACTTGAAGACAACTCCTTTATACACCCCTTCATCGATTCTGCAAGCAGATTCTCCAGATTCTTTTCCTTCAACGAATGTATACTTAGGATTCATCATCCTCAACTCCTATTTCAGAAAGATCTTCTACAGACGAACCATACTTGAATTCTTTACCAACGGCTACTTCAAGTTGCTCCATGATTTCATCCGTATAGAAATCTTCGGGCTTGTCGTTGATATTTTTTTCAAAAACTTTACGACCATCAGGAAGTTCGATACGAGTTGATACTTTCTTGAACACTCCATACTTCACTGCGATATCGGTCAGTCCATAATAAGGCGAAAGACCAGATTCATAGTTCAACAAAGTTTCTGCCAAAGAGTTTTCCTTGGTGACCCGAGACTTGTGTAGTTTACACTTGATGATGTTACCAACCACATCCGTGCCATCCTTGACTTTTTTCTTAGACAAGAACACGATTGTGCCTGCGTTGTATTTCAGACCGGAGCCACCGGACATTTCTTTCATCGGGACATAAGAACCGACAACATCGTAGGTGTGGTTTGTGATCAGAAGCGGAATGCCAGCCGATCCACACTTGACGGTGAGCGTTCGGAAAGTTGCCTTCAACGCTTGGGCTTTGGTCATGTCACGAACATTCTTACCGCTTGCAGTGTCTTCCATTTCTTTCAGAGTAGACAAGTTGCCGAGCGAGTCGAGAATCACAAGAATGGGCTTCTTGTCTTTCTCTGCACGATAAGTATCGGCAACCTGAATCATCTGATGTCGAAACTCTTCGATGGTCGAAACAGGGAAGACTGCGACACGGGCAGAGTCGATACCACGCTCTTCAAACATCTGTGAGGTAATCGCTTGCTCTGAGTCAAAGTAAAGCACGACACCCTCTGGGTTATCATCAAGAAAAGTTTTCAGAATGTTGAAACAGAAGAAAGTTTTACCAGTCGCCTGTTCGCCAGCCAGTGCCGTAATCTTGTTGTTTGGAATCCCGCCATACAAAGATCCAGACAACAATGCGTTCAGTGTGTATGAACCCGTGCTGATGAATCCTTTGATATCAGAAACCAAACCACTGTCAACAGAAGTAGCGTTTTCATTTCCAGATACCTCAACCAAATTGTTCAAAAAGTTATTCATTAATTATTGCTCCATTTCTTGATAAGTTCATCGATAGTTTTTAGTTTATCAATGACTTCGTTATGATCATTAGTCGTTGCTGACTTTGTTTTCAATACCAATCTTTCTACACGTTCAGTATCATAGCGAAGACACTTCAACGCTTCAAGAACAATGTTGGATTCTTTTGAGTCCATCTGTCTTCCTCCTTTTTTCGCCACTCACGAACCATGTTTCTATATGTTTTGTTTGTTCGTGCTGCGTCATATACACGCTTGAAGATGCGTGCCGATTCTGCTTTATCACAAGTAAAGTGATCTTTTTCTTGTGGTTTGATTTTTCCACCGTCATCATACTTCTTACCGTCACGATGATTGGCATACCTGCGTGCGCGTGTCCAGCCCATCATAAGAAACTTGCGACACATATCAGCCCCAACAAAATTACCCACATCCAAATACCCATTGAACATAGCAGCAATAGTATTCGCTGATTTATACGCAATTTCCGGTGTTCGGAATCGCCAGTGCTTGCAGATTTCTGATTTGTATGGTTCACAGAGCAATACTCCTTGTTCTCCCCGACCGATGATATACAACTCGGGATTAATGCGATAATCAATATTATCAAAGTCTAGTGTGTAATCAAATTCAATCAAAACAATGTCGCCCTTCGTTCATAGTCCCATCCTACCTTTTCCAGAATATTTTTCAACGGTTCAAGAAAAGAAACTGCGAACTGTTTGTTGTAGTCGGCAAAATCATTAAGTTCAAACTCCGATGGAGCAGTGCCGGGAAAAGATATTACTGTGTTGTGGAAAGGGTTTGGTGCTTTTAGATACAAAAACTTTACTTTATCCCCCTCGTTCACTTTGTAATACTTGTTTTCGAGTTTCAAATTTTGCAGAAAGTGATTATAGATCAAAGCACCTTTTACAGCAATCGGTGTGCCTTTTCTGTAAATATTTGTCGTGTCTTGATAGGTGTGTAAATTATTACATCCACGGGGGAACGCGATCTCCTCTGGTGAGTAAGTGGAAAACTCTTTCTTGAAGTTTGCAATGAAGTCAATCACTTGATCTTCGGTTCCCGTCAACACCAACTTGATCGCGTCCTTTAACTTTTGCCGAACGACCTGCGGTGTCGATGACCGTGTGGTTTCGATGCCCATGATCTTCATCTTGGGTTCATCGTATTGCACGCCCTCTGAGTTATGCACGTTAAGCATGTATCGTTTCTTGGCAGTCCAGACTCCAACATCGGCAATGACCTCTCGTTCCATCACCATCTTGTTGGAATATGCGTTCATTTTTACTGCTAGGGTTTCGTAGCATTTGTTGATGAACGGTTCAATGACCTCTTTGCAGGATTTGTCAAGAAATCGTACGATCTCTTCTTTGGTCTTCCCTTTAACAGTAGCCCCGACAAGATTCCCAAGCCGAAGATAAACAGAGTCAGTATCACTTGCGACAACATAATCATAGTCTCCTGTGTTTAGTGTTTTGTTTAAAAAAGCGTTTAGTTTGTTTGCGATATACTGAATCGACAGTTGACCCGAAGTCGTAATCGCCTCCGCCAGATTGATATCAAAGTATCGAAAGTATTGGTTACCCATCGCACCATAGGCTGAGTTTAGTTGAATCTTTCGCACCAGTTGAAAGTTATGATATTTTGAAATTTCATAGTCGATGCTTTCATCATCAGGATTCTTTTGCTTTCTTTTTTGTGCCTGAATCATCAACTTCTTATAGTGCTTACGTTCTGCGTAAAACTTTTCCATTAGTTCTGGCATGAATCCAAGTTTATCTTTTCGGAAGCACACACCGTTTGCGGCGACGGAAAAGTTTTTCTCCTTTAGTTTTTTGATATTCTTTTCGCATAAATCCGTGCCATCAAGAACACCATCAACGCTCACACATGGATTTTTTGGAAACCCATCTGGTTTCATTTTTGTATCAGGAGAGATATTATATTGCATGATGAGGTGCGGATACAGACTATTGAGGTCGAAGGACACAACCCAATCGTGACGACCAGTGATCGGTTCTTTTACATACGCACCAATGATTTGGTTTTCTTTTTTCCCTCCGAGTTTCTTTCGTGGGATGACAATATCTTTTGCCCGAAGATGGTGATAGATGATTTGATCCCAAGTTCGAACCTGAGAAAACACATCGGCAAGATTAACCTTTGCCGTGTACGCCAAGGCAAGTGCCAGTTCCAGAAGACCAAGTTTCTTTTCAAGTTTTTCGATTAGACGGACATCTTGAACATTATATTCAACGAATCTCTGAAAGTCGTTAGTATAAAAGTCTTTGAAGTGATCAAAGCCACTCTCCAACTTTCTTTCCCCAAGTTCAACAAAAGCGATATGATCCAACTTGTAAGACTCTTGATTCACATAAGTAAACTTTTGATACAAGTCAAAGTAGTCAAGGATGGTGATGCCAACCATTTCATATGCGATACGATCACCCGCTTGTGTTTGGATGTCTCTCTTACGAACCCAACGCCACGGCGAAAGTTCCTGCGCACGCCGCTCGATGATTCTGTCCATGCGACAGAAGAGATATGGGATATCAAAAAACTTTACGTTCCAGCCCGTGACAATATCGGGATCAACCTCTTTCCAGACCTCAAGAAAATCAAGTAAAAGAGATCTTTCATCATCAAACTTTCGGGCATCAATACTTTCGTCGAGTTCAAACTCACCCAAGCCAAACACATAAGTTTTCCCATCCACGACCAGTGTGATCACGTTTACTGTTTCGTTTGGATTTGTGACTTGAGGGAAACCATACTCACTGGTTGTTTCGATATCAAGATACGCGACCTTGACAGTATTCTTATCATAGTTTACTTCATCTGGAAACTTGTCACCGATAAATTGGTAAATATAATCTGTGTTGCCGTAGATCTGGAATCCCGTGACACTTTCATGACGATCAATAAAATCTCTACAATCGGACATCAATCCCGGTTTGATTGGCTCGACCGAGTGACCGTGAAGAGTATGGTATTTTGATGATTTGTTGGACGAGACAAAAAGAGTGGGGTGATAATCAATACCACCCTCAACTCTTTTGCCATTCTCATATCCTCGATAGAGGATCTTCTCTCCACGAATATTTACATTTGTGTAGAACCGACTCATACGAGTATTCTACCTCCACATGGGTCAAAGTCAATCAGATTCTTTGTCCCCGACATAAGATGAAAGTAGCACCATGTAATTAATAATATCAACACAGGAGTCATGAAAAGATTCATTTTCAACGTGCATGGTTCCAGATTCAATAAAAGAACTCATTCTTGACATTTTATCAACAATGCGAACAAGGAATCCTTGCTCTGTGGTGCAAACACCCATCGCCTCACATCGCGTAAAATTTGCGAAAGGCTCAGTGCCACCATTGCCTGCATAATCTTTGTTTTTCAATTCCATAAGATTACGGGCTTCTTGACAAATAGTTTCATGATTTTTTAGTAATTCATCCCGAGTCATTATCTTGCGTCCCTTCCTGTATTTCGCGGCATATGATAACCATTTTCTAAAAAGAATTCAAACTCTTCTTCTCGTCCTTCACGGATCTTGTCTGAGAATTTTGCATCAGGATCTACCCAACAATCCTCATGACAGAACATTTCACTGCTTTTTTCTGTGCGATGGTTGTTGTATCCATAAACGTACTTCAAAGTCCACACCATTTTTCCATCTGGTTGTATTTCGTTTATCAGCGTATGGGCATTAACTTTCTCTTTGAGATATCCCTGACTGTCGCAGACATAGTAGAGGTTCAATTTCACTTTTCACCCCGTTCCCATGCGTTTAGTCTTTCGATAAGCCAAGTTACATTTCCAATATCAACTGCATGATTATTGCCGATGTAAAATCCATTTTGATGAATCAGTTTTGCATTTTTATCATGTCGATACTGATTCACACGATCCATGAATGGATGTTCGTACAGATTACCTGCGATGATTGGTCGCGTTTCGACACCCTGAGACTCAAGATATTTTCTAAGTGAGAGTGTGTCTTCTCGCGTTGTCTTTGTGATTACGGGAAAGCAGAAACTACTGTTACCTTCAAGTTTAAAGTCTGCGTAAAATTTATCTTTGCTCAGACCTTTTGCAAACACTTCAAAGTTCTTTCTGCGAATGTCGTTATGTTTATCCAGTTGTCTCAACTGCATTTGACCAAGCACAGCATTAAAATCAGTTGATCTCATGTTGTAACCCGGAACCATGAAGGTAAAGTTTTCATCAACCTTTTGATCTTTATACTTTGTCTGCAAGTATGGTGGCAACTCTCTCAGCAAGCCATGTGAGCGAATCAAAAGAAGTTTTTCATATACCTCTTCGTCATCTGTGCAAACCATACCACCCTCAATCGTGGTCATGTGATGACCATAATAAAAGGAGAATGATGAAGCCCGTCCGAAGTTGCCAATCTTTTTGCCGCTGAAAGTCGCACCATGCGATTCACAGCAATCCTCAAGAATAGTAATATTGTTTTCATCACACAGATGAATAAGTTGGTCACTCATAGAGTTGAAGCCAAGAAGGTGTGCAAGAAAAAGAAACTTAGGTCTTGCTCCAAAAGATCTTTTGTGTTGTAACAAAATCTCCTTGAAACTATCAAGACACAGATTCATATTCGGAATCGTCACATCACACAATTGAAGTTCCTGCCCTGCCATCATGATGGGAGATACCGTGGTTGCCCAAGTTGTCGCAGGTGCGAGCCAAAGATGATTCGTATTGCTATGTAACTCTTTCATTGCCTGTACGATCAGAAAGTTTGCGGACGAACCAGAATTACAAAATACGGAATACTTACAACCTTGCCACTCACTCCACTGCTCTTCGAATCTACGAACTTCGTCACCTTGAGAAAAGCGATCTGCCAACAAAACAAAGTCCGACAAACGTTGTCGTTGGGCAGGAGTAATCGCATTGTTCATTAGTTTCCAAGACTTCATTTTCTGACATCTCCATAATTTTTTCTAAACCAGTCAACTGTTTCTTTGATGCCATCCTCAAGTTGTGTAAACTGAAAATTTGGCAAAAGACTTTTGAACTTAGAGTTGTCTGATGGCTTTCTGTGCTGACCTCTCGGCTTAGTAGAATCGTACACGATACTTCCGTTTAAGTCAAACGCTTTTGTAATATAATTAACTGCTTCCACGATTGAGTGTTCCTTATCTGGTGAAACAATTAGTGCCTCATCATCTTCGTAGTTTTCCAAAGTCCAATCAATAATTTTACCCAAGTCTTTATTGTAGATAAACTCACGCAGAGCGAGTCCATCACCCCAAACTTCAAGATCCCCTTCATATTGTTTTGCAATATGACATTTGTGAATCAGACCGGGAATGACATGTGAACTTTTAAGATTATAGTTGTCACCGATTCCATACACATTACACGGAACAATGTTTACAATTTTCATCCCGTACTGATCTCGATAGGATCTTGCGTTGATTTCTGTCATACGTTTTGCGTAGCCATAACCATAGTTTGACTGATGTGGTTCACCCATATGGATTTGATCTGTTGTCAGTGGATACGTTGCCTTGTCTGGGAAGATACAAGTTGACAAAAGGCAAACAATTTTCTCGACACCACACAGACGAGATGCCTCGATAATGTTTAGAGTCATCTGCATGTTTTCATAGAAAAACTCACCCAACTTGTCCATGTTTTCTTGGACACCACCAACTCTTGCTGCACAATGAACAACATTTTTAATCTTATTGTCCCTCATGTATTCAAGAGTTTGATCAAAGTTTAGTAAGTTAACTTCTAATGATCTGGGTCTGTGCTTCCCTTTAACACAAGAACCAACCAAACCATTACCGCCGGTGATAAAAATACTTTCTTCTGGAATACTCACAGAACCCTCCAATCATCTCGATAAATGCTTTCATAGTTTACGATAGAGTTTGGCATGAACCACTCTTTTGGTGCAAATGTTTTTTTCTCTTTGCCAAGATATGATCCCCACCATGAAAAAGAACTGTTTGCCATGATAACCTCATCGCACATTGACATGAGATACATTTCAAATACCTCATCATCGTTTGGAAAAATCATATTTTTTTCTGGGAAGTTCGACGCGAACCACTCAGTGGCAAAGTCAACGTCATTACTCATCACAAAAAATGTTTCAGCGTTGGACTCATTTACTGCGTCTTGGTAGTAATTAGTTTCCACTAAATTGACAAAAACATCCTTGTAGTTGAGATAGTCCCCTCGCCGCATGTGAATAGAGCAACAGGGTTTAGATAACTCTTCTCCATATTTTTCTTTGATTCTTTTTTCAGTTTGTGGATCAGCACAAAATAATTCTTTGATTTCACTAGCACAATCTTTAAAATAATGCTCAGACTGCCAATATCCATCAAACATAAACTGCTCTAGACCATCGGGGATGTCCATCAACTGAAAGTCAGTCTCGTTTTGTTTGACATGCCTTCCTTCAAAATCGGCAATCATTCCAGAGGTATCAAGATTTCTAAAAACAGTTTCAAGGTAAGGACCGCAAACATTGGTTTGTCTTAGTTCAGGAAAAACTGGCTTCAAATTGTTTCTCTTGGCATACGCATACGCCATAGAAATTTGAAACATTTGGTTTGCCAATCCAAAATGATCTGGATAAACACCTCTTTTCAACCTACCTACGATTTTTTTCATCCAATACCCGTGCTTCCAAACCCACCTTTGCGACTAGTTTTTTCCTGTGGGGCTTCATTGACCTCGGTAAAGTCAGTTGAGAGATTTTTCAAGAGTTCACACTGTGCCACTCTATCACCGTCGTTGATATGAAAAATTTTATCGGTATTATTAACCATCGGCACAAAAACCTCTTTAACGTAATCAGAGTCAATAATGCCCTCAGAGACAGACAACCCAATACCTTTTATCGCAGCCCATGACGAACGTGTGTGGATGCGAACGGAATAACCCTCGGGGATATCCATAATTAGTCCCGTGGGAACAAGTACCCGCTCTTTTGGATTCAATTTTAAGGGTTTATCGACGCAAGCATAAAGATCATAACAAGCCGCTCCTGCTGTTGCTTGGTATGGAAGTTTTGCCTTTTCAGATAGTTTAAAACACCCAACATTTTGGGGAAATTTGATCACTGCATTCATAATAAAAATAATCCTTAAACTTGAAGAGTTTCTGTTGTATCTGCACTCTTCTGAATAATTATAGTCTGTGGTTCCTGTAAGTAAACTGTAATCTTCGAATCATCTGATTTTTGTATTACTAAATTTTCTTGATCGCCGCTTACAACCACATCAACAGGATCTTCTATCTCCAAGATATTGTTTGAGTCTAATCCTGTGATTGTTGAATCAACCAGAGTTTCTATACTCAGTAGATTCATCGTGTTACGTTTTCTCTTGCTCTGAATGGACCCTCGATTAACCTTGTAATCGTGTCACCCGTGATCAATTCTAAATCATAAAAGTTTCTACCAGACGGAAGATTCGCAGATGTTACAGGATCAAATTGAATAAAAATACCACCCGAGGTTCCGGTTGCACCTGTGGAGGATGCGTTCAGTTTGATATCACCAGTGCCTCCGACACCAGAGCCGATTGTAAACTCTCCGGTAGAGCCACCCCCAGTCACTCCGCCACTGTGAACCACTCCACTGACTCCGTTCATGGTTGCACCAGTAATAAAAAGGGCAACGCCAGAGTCGTTTGGACTACGACGAACTTGCATCCTCGCAGTGTAATTGTTGAGGTCAATCACCGATCCAGATGAATCTTTATACAAAGCAAAAAGTTTAAAAGTTGTGCCTTTATCATGATTGATAGTGTATTCGGTAGCCATGTGATTCTCCTATCCTATTTAGGAAACTGAAACAAACTCAAAATCTTCGTTTTGGATCGCACCCATATTCATACTGCCTGCTCCGGCTTTCTTGTAAAGTGCAGAGTCTCTGCGAATCCGATAGTCTTGGTTTGCATAATCTACAAAATCTGTCGTTGCCACTGCGGTGACTGTAAAAAGATTTTCGTATTCATCAAGGTTCTGAAAGTTTCCAGATGTTGCATCGCCAATACCAATCTGTGAACCAAGCAGTCTATCATCATCGTTCGCATTCGCAGTAACGGCAAAGCCACCAACATCGTGAATGACATTGTTTTCCACCAACACACCACCTTGTGATTGAGCAGCGGCATCAGAGTCAACACCATTTCCACCCATACGAGTAATCGTATTACTAAAAAATGTTCCATTTCTACCCTCTGATGTTGACAAGTCAGCGATGCCGTTGCCGTGTAGATTGTCAATCACGCAGTTTATAATGATTGGTGAAATGGTATCGCACTTGACACCGTTTCCGTTTCCACTACCCGATGTTCCTGATCCGTAGAGTCGGCAGTTGATGAGCGTGCTGTAATGTGTTCCGCCATTCTGAACCATACAATCTAACTTTGTTCCGCCCGCAACAAACTCACACATCACACACTTTGCACCAAAGTTGGAATGAACTCTTGCGTTGTTATTGCTCGCACTTGCGTTTGCACCAAACTTCATAAACAATCCGTGATGAAAGTTACGAAGAGTTTCTGCAAAAGTAGAGTTGAGAACACCACCTTGATTATAACCTGTGTTTGTGTTTTCTAAATGCAAACATTTGTAAACCGTGGATGTTCCAGCACCATCAAAAATTGTACCATTGTTCGTTCGAATAATCTTTGGATAGTCGGTGGTGTCGAGATGTGCCTGTGAATCATCAGACCACTTTGGTTCAAGAAGATTACCGCTCGCATCTGCACCAACCCAGAAGTGTGGATTGTCTGCGTTTGGGTCGGTGGATGTTGGTTGTAACTCTTCGGTGCAGGTATAAGTTCCGGCAAGAAAAACCCAACGAGTGTTTTGTCGTGTTTCTCCTTCGATGTCAGTTGTCCATGAAGTTCCAGTAAGTGCTGCCTTTGCGTTTGCAGCATCCGATCCGTCTTGTGAACCTGCTCCAGATGGTGAATAGAAAACATTAGTGAGTGCCATTATTACCTCCGGTCGTATGATACAAACATTTGTGCCTGAGTAGAACCAGAGGCATTGGTGATAACGTCAAAGAACATAAAACCACCAGCCGTGACCGATGTATTATTGAGTATAGTGGATGATCCTGTAGTGCCTTCAATTCCTAACGTCCCACCAGTCACAGAACTTGTGGCTGGATTTCCAAAATCAGGACCGGCTATGATTGCACCTGCCGTAAATCCACCTGAGCCATTCACCTTTACATCAATATTTGTGAGTGTTCCGTCGTATGGGAATCGGTGCAATGAATCTGTTTTTTGTCCGGTTGCAATAGCCGACGAAGCAGAGATTGTAAATGTTGCGACACCATTCGCTACACCCAAGACAGCACCAGTCAAACCATTGAAAGAGTTTACACCTTCAATATTACCAGTGGCTCCGTTGAAAGTATTCACACCTTCAATATTACCTGTTGCTCCATTGAAAGTATTTACACCCTCAACTGCCCCTGTGGCTCCATTGAAAGATGCGACAAACTCATCTACGGGACCAGTTGCTCCCGTTGCACCAACGGCTCCAGTGTCACCAGTGGCTCCAGTAGCACCAACGGCTCCCGTGTCACCTGTCGATCCCGTAGCACCAGTGGCTCCCGTGTCACCTGTCGATCCCGTAGATCCTGTAGAGCCTGTATCACCAGTCGATCCCGTAGACCCCGCTGATCCTGTATCACCAGTAGAGCCTGTTGCACCAGTCAACCCACGCGGCAAAAGATTAAAGACTGTGCCATCCCACTCCCAAACCTTCGTACCCACACCAAAGGTGGAGCCGACTGTTGGAGTTGATGCAGTTGTGCCAGAAGTAGGAAACTTAAAGGACATTACCTAACCTTTTTCTTTTTGCCTCTCCTTTTATTTATCTTGGCTTCTGCTTCTTTTTGTTTCCTAATTTCTGCTCTACGCATTTTATCTTCGATTTCAGCCTTTGCTTTTACGGCTTCATTTTGCTGATGTTTTTGCTGCTGCTCCTCAAGCCAATTTGCATAATGTCGGAAGTTGTTTAGGATTCTCTCTTCTTGTTCTTTTGCAAATTTCTTTTCAGAAAGAAGTTTGTTGCTAGCCTCAAGACCAGCCATCATGTCTCCAGCATAAAAAGCCACAGAAGCGAGTTCGTCCCAGCACATCCATCCGTAGATGTCAGCGTTCAAGAAAAGAATATCTTGATGAGGGTATGGAATCTTCACAGCCTGTTGTGCAAACATATATGCCAGCCTTGGGTTTCCATTTTCTCTATGGATTCTAGCAAGTTGGTACAAAGGTTCAGATCTATGTGGTCGCATGTTCCACGCTTGAAGGAAGTGGTCTTGTGCCTGCTCCCACGGCTTATTGAGAAGACATTTACAGATCGCCACTCGATAGATTGAGTACCAAACTTCTTCTTCCCATCCACCCATCTCAGCACGCTTTTGATACCATTCCAGTGCCTTTTCAAATTCCTGTGCGTCAAACCAAGATTGAGCGGCATAAAAAGTGTAACGATGATTTTCGGGTTCGTAGTTTTCGTTTTCTGGATTTGTCAAACAATCAATCAAAGTTTCAGCATCTTTTGAATATTTTGCCTTTTGATCGTCCTTAAATTCTTTGGTTCGATTACCCATTGTTCTGGCTTCGATGTGATACTCACCACCAATTTTGTCGAGTGTAGCCTCACCCAAGCCCTGATCTCGTTTGCCTACGCAGTCTGCGTATTCGTGAATAACACCTTTGTATTCCCAACCAAGACCCGTTTTAAACATTTGATGTCTCCACCAGTTGAAATCGCCTCGGTGAATCCAAAGTGCGTACGCATCATGCTCGCCAAAATTTTCTGGGTATTCGAATTTACCCTCGACTATATCATCAGCATCAATAACCCATGCGTAGTCTGCCTTGCCGTCACAGTTTCTTAGAGACTGAGTTCTTGACTTACCAAAACCTTGCCACGGAATATCGTGTACCTCACCCGGAATGCCTTTTTCTTCAAAGAATTCCTTGATGATTTCTTTTGTTTTATCGGTTGATCCGGTGTCAGAGATGTCGTATCGATCAATATACGGAGCCATTGACTCAAGGCATTCACGAATGATATGCTCCTCATCTTTGACGATCATACACAAAGTTACAGTAGGTCTTTTACTCATAATATTCCTTTCAAATTGACCACAAGTTGTCGCTTAGGTATTTATCTAAGACAATTCGGTCCTTATGACACTCATAGATTTTTTGAAAATGTTTGATTTGTGGAATTTGTTTGTGTTGCTCATTTTCATTTAAACCGTATCTTTTGAACTTTTCTGCCGAGCCGCC